AGGGACACCTCCCCTAGCCGAGGAGCCTTCTGCAGATTTTGGCTCTACTCGGTTGATTCTAAAAGGAATGGATACGATACCGCTGTGCGGCTCTGTCCGGGCGAGTCCAGCGCAAGCGCATTTGCGCAAAAAGGACTCCCGAAGGAGTCCTCTCGCTATATCTCAAATAACACAGATGGCCCATATTTCTTATACCGCCGTAGCAGTTCGGGACGTTCTTGTAGGTAATCATTTATTGTCCGGTCCCGACCGTGTAATCGTTGCTCATCATAGCGCCTTGCGCTCGCGATATCTAACGATACAGATGGCACTCTGTCGATACTCTGAAAGAGTGCCTTCGTATATCGCTCCGACTCGATTCCACAAGCGAATAGCCAATCTTCATCGCTTGAAAAATCGTTGCGGTCTGGCTTCCGTAGCTCGATCATGCGGACTCAAGCTCACTGAGGATATCGCGGTACTCCACAGCTGCGCGCTTGACATATTCATCCTTCGTGCAAGGTGGCTCGAATCCTCCCGCGACGGCCATATCGTATTTCTTAGCCGCATCCTCAGCAATCGTCTTGACAAGCGGAGTGAAAGCATTCTTCACAGCGCGGTCGAAAACAATCTGACTGAATTCACTTGCGCTGTACTTGCTATTCCGCAGTGCAAGTTTGCGTAAAGCGCGCTGCTGAGTCGGGCTGACTGTAACTAAGTCAATCTGTTCAATCGTAGCTGACATGTTATAACTCCATATGTGCGCCTAATCGGCGCAACCGTATATGCAGAGAATCGCTGCATTCTATATATGATGCTGTCATATATGCAGTTTTCAGTTGTCAAAGATAATATCTATATGGACTCTGAGTCCTGTGTTGCTGTTCTCATTATACATGAGTTTAGTAACCACGCAACAACTCTTTGGTAACATAATAGTAACCATTGTTGAATACTACATAGGCTCTCCCGTGCAACGCTCATTGCGTATTATGCAACAGGGGGTACCCCAAAAATCTGGATTGTAACTCCTCGCGGAGGGAACCCAAAATAAAATTTTTACCAAAAATACACTTTCTCTTATGTAGGTAGCTTCTATTATATTAAGCAGCCGACCTTCGGCCCGTGCGCGCGCCGTATGCGGCCCTTGACAGGACTGATATACTTGGAGTATAGGGCGGAGGGACAGATGCAGCCAAAAATAGTTAGCGAGCTTCCTACAGTTAAGGAGTCTTTAGGTAAGGACGAGACTTATTTTGGCTCGAAGCTTGTGCAAGCACTTGCAGAATATTCTGGGCGCTTTAGATCTGAATTTGGACTTACTGAGACAGAGAATGAATCCTACACAAAATAAATATGCAGGTCGGCCAAAGGGAACAACTGGAGTTTCTTCTCCGGGGGGTGGGGCCGCGCCAGGACAGCATTCGACTCCTACAGGAAGAGCTTCAACTCTCAATAGTGGCATGACATTTAAGCGCCGAATTAAAATTGAGAAGATAGCTCGATTAGTTGCGACTGGATTATATACAGATGATATGATTGCGAATCATATTGGAGTTACAAAACAATATATTTCGCAGCTTAAAGCAACAAAAGAATTTCAAAATGCTACTATCGCAGTAATGTCTGGACTTCTTTCTACAGAGAATCAGCAAGCACTCGAATCATTAGCAGCTCGTAGGGCTGAGCTAGACGCAATGGTGCCAATGGCACTTATGCAGCTTCGTAACTTAGCTCTTTCTAGGAATCCTAATATAGCTCTACGAGCTACACAAGAAATTCTAGACCGAGAAGGAAACTTTGCTAAAGTATCCAAATCCTCTGTTGAGCTTAAGACTCCGGAAGATTTGAGCAACGCTTCAAAAGTTGGCAATGAGATGTTGTCAATTCTTCGTGGTATAAATCCCAATACAATTCAAGCAGACCCAGTTTCCGGCATAGCTCCCGGATTTACGCTCAGTGCTGCGGACGCGAAACAGCAGGCTAAAGATATGGGGGATTCGATTACAGAGCATACTCTGGATGAAATTGATGCGGCTAATTCGACGGTGCAGTAATGGCATACTCGGCCCAGGATATAGTTGAGCTTGATTTTCTGAATCAAGCAGTAGTAAATCGAGATGCTTGCTATACACCTCGTGCTATCTCAGCAAGTTTTCAAGTTATTCCAATTCCGCAGGGAACAGCTCCGGAGCTTGAGAGGGCGATTCACAGAGTTAATGCGCTTGGTTCTCTTTTTTATTTCAGTACAGTAGTTCTACATAAGAATAAGTTCCAGCGAAATCCAGACAAGTACAAGAACTTGCATTTACAGATGTGCTTAGTAGTTGAGAAAGATGGACTTCAAGAAGTAATTGAAATTCCTAGAGATCACTATAAGTCCTCAGTATATTCTGAATGTCTTCCAATGTGGAGGACGCTTCCATTCTTAGATTCAGATGAAATTATTTTCCGAGCACTAGGATACAGCGACGAATTCGTCCTATGGATGAAACGAGCACACCAGCAAGATTTTAGGTGGCTCCTGTGCTCTGAGGTAACTAAGAATGCGGCGAAGCTTGGAAAGCGTATCTCGAATCATTACGAGAGTAATAATCTCTTCAAGCATCTTTTTCCAGAGATTATTCCTGACAGCTCTGACACTTGGAATAATCTTAGTCTTACGCACAAAAGAACTGCTGCAGGTAAAGGTCAAGGCGAAGGAACGTATGATTTTATTGGGGTTGGCTCGGCGTTACAGTCAACACATTATGACGGATGTATACAAGATGACTTAGTTGGACGAGCTGCCTTTGAATCTCCTTCAGTCCTCGAAGATACTATCGAATATCATAAACTTTTAATTGGAGCAATGGATCAAGAAGTTTCTCATGAATCTGCTGGATTGGGACAAAGAGAGAACGACGAAGTAATCGTAGGAAATCGCTGGGCGTATAATGACCTCAACTCTTATATTCGAGAGAATGAAGACTATTTTAATTTTACTACTCACTCGGCTCTTGGTGGTTGCTGTCCTCTTCATCCTTATGGTACTCCTATTTTTCCTGAAGCCTTCTCGATTCAGAAATTGGAAAAGTATAAGAAGCGCCTGGGAAACTATTTATTCAGTTGTCAGTTCCTCAATGTCCCGATCAATCCTTCTGAGGTCAAGCTTAGAAAATCTAATCTCCGTTATTACGAGTTGGTACGAGATACAAGTGGAGCAGTATCGGGGAAAAAGAATCGCAGAGTTTTAATTCGGCATCATGTTAATGAAGGGGATGTAATTGCAGATGTATTCCCACGAAATCTCAAACGGTTCATTACTATTGATCCTAACCACTCAGAGAACGACGGACGCTGTAGACACGCAATTGCAGTTACAGGAGTTAATGAAGATCCAAGACGAGCTTATCTACTCGACGTATGGGCAAAAGCTTGTGGAATTCCAGAGTTTATAGAGACAGCTTTCAGAATGGCCTTCGCTTGGAAAGTTCCCGAAATTCATCTTGAAACAATCGCAGCACAGCGATATCTTAAATATCATTTAGATTGGCTAATCAAAACAGATGCAGCCTACAACATAATTTTCAACCAGGATACTGGAGAAAAAATACCAGTAGATTTTGTCCGAAGCATGAAGATTACGGAGCTAAAGACTCCAAAGACTAAAAATGCAAAACAAATGCGTATTGATGCAATCGGGCCAGTCACAGAGCGGCATGAACTTTGGATTAATACACATGGACAGAATGAATTCTTAGAAGAATTTGAGACTTATCCAATGGGCAAGCTTCGTGATGTACTTGATGTTATGGGCTACGCAATTACAATTTGGCCTTTCGATCAAGATTCCGAAGACATAGAAGATGAAATACTCCGCAGAAAAGCACGCTACGTCCGAGATTCAGCAGTAAGACCGTACTAAATAGAGGATAATACGGTGGGTGATAGAAATGAAGAAATCTCTTTAATTGATCTGTACGCGGGCCAAAAAGTTCTCCAAGGACAGGTTGCTGATATGCGTATTGATGTTCAGAATAAGCATTCAGAGAATCGAAACAGTATCCATGAAATCCGAGGGGATATTCAGGATGTAAAGGATTCAGTTTGGAAGCTTAAAATTAAAATGGCAGGTTACTCAGCCATAGCAGGAGTAGCTACCACATTAGTAGTAAAGTTAGTTGATTATGCAATAAAACACTAAAGGAGCTTTAAATGAGTTTTCTATCAGTACTAGGCGGGGATATTAAGAAAGTATTCGGTTGGCTTGGTTCTTCAAAAGGACAAGCGACTATTTCAGCAGTAGAGACAGGAGTAGAAGCTGTGTGGCCAGCAGCAGATGGGGCTATTAATCTTCTTAATACTTGGGGGACAGAGATTTTTAAATCTGAGGCAATTGCCCAAGCAGCAGCGGCGACACCTGGGGCTACGACTAATTTGCAGAAGGCTTCACTTGTTCTTCAGGCAATGACTCCGCAAGCGATCTTGTTTGCACAGCAAAATAAACTTCCAACTCCTACAGCAGCTACGCTTCAGACGGTTAATAATTCTATTGTGGCTATCTTGAATGCTCTGACTGGAGTAAATACAGCAGCTTCTACAGCTCCGCCGGTCCCACCTACACCAGCAGTAGCAGTACAACCTGCGCCACTCGCTTAAAAGAAAGGATGCCCTATATGCTAGATGGACTCGCCAAGATTTTCCAAATCATTGGCAACATCTCCAACACTACATGGGGCATCCTTATTCTTATTTGCTCAATGTATATTGCAGTGAAGTATAACTCGAATATTGGTTACTACTTTGCTGGAATCGGATCAACTCTTGCTGGCATTAGTAAAGATAAGAAGACGGAGTAAGAAGTGCCAAAAGCAATTATAGTCAAGGTCGAATTTGGAGAAGACCCAGAAGAGGAGATGTGGAGGTACGTTAGAGATAACGTGGAGTACTGGCTTGCTCGGACTAAGAATTTTAGACAAACAACTTTAAAGAAATACGCTAAGATGTATAAGGGAACTCCTCCTTCTGAGACTAAAAATACTCCTTGGCCGAATGCTGCTAATAATACGATTCAGGTAATTGCAACTCATGTGGATCAGCTTCTATCCCGAGTTATGGGGATTTATTTAACTGATCCTCTTTGGGCATTTAAGATTCAAGGAGAACTTGAAGGAGAAGATACAGAAGAACAGCGTGCTATCCTTGAAGAGTTTATGCAGGATCAAGCACAGTCCCCGAATGATCTTGACCTCTATAGAGTAGAGCAAACTTGGTTCTCATCCACAATTCGGAATGGTACTGGAGTAATCGAATTCCCTTGGCAATATTTTGTCGAACAAACTATGATTGCCGGAGTTGGAGTTGATGGAACTGTCCAGCACAAATTTGAGAATTTCATTAAATATGACGCTCCCAAACCAGAATCAGTCCCGATGAACAAGTTTGTATCGAACCTCAATTATTCCAAGCTCGAAGATTCAAATTTTAAGTTTAAGATCGTAACGCTTAATAAATTCCAGCTTGAGGAACGGAAAGAACTTCCGTTCTACGACAAGGAAAAGATTGACAGGATTCTTAAATTCCCTGATCGGGACCATCCAGAAGAACTTCAGCAGGAACTTTTGAATGCCCAGGGAATTAATGAAGCCGCCCCGTCTCAAGGTGGGGCGGCTAAAGAGTGGGATCTAATTGAATGCTGGTTTCATTACTGGCACAATGGGAAGAAATATTCACTTATAGCACATCTTCATATACTTTCAAGAGTGAATCTTCTTGCGTACTACAATTATAATCCAGAGAACATTTGCACTTTTGAAGACGCAAGACTCGCCTATGACGATGACCAATGGCTCGGCTATGGCTTTGCAGAAATGCTTGCTGGATATCAGAACGAAATCAGTACTGGACATAATCAGAGAACAGATGCAGGAACACTTAATAATACTACTGCATTTAGAATTAACAAAAATAGTAAACTTCATTCCACTCTTACCTTCTATCCAGGCATCTTAATTCCTGCAGACGATGGCGAGATTGAGCGCCTTGACACCGCAAACCAGTTCGCAGTAGATAGCTCTCAGGAGCAATTAACCAATGCCTACGCGAAAGAACGAAGCGGAATTGATCCGGCAATCGGTGGAACTGGTGGTGGAGTGGTCAATCAGAAACGTGGGATATATTCCTCCCAAGGAACTTTTGCAGTTTTACAACAGCAAAATAACAGAAATTCACTTAGAACTTCTGATATGCGATCTGCACATGTCCGGGCTGGTATTAAGTTACTCAAGCTTTTCACAGCGTTTGGGATCGGCTCCAAACTAGGGACGTATGGCAATAGAGCTGAGACATTGAAGAAAGCTTTTGAGAATGTAAAAGCTAAGAAGCTTGGAATCTTGATGCGGCCATCTTCCGCTTCCATCAATAAGGAGATGGAAAAGCAAAATGATATCTTCATGTCACAGATTCTTGAAAAGTATTATCAGGGAACCGCATCAATTATCCAAGCAATGTCCTCTGGACAAATGCCACCTGAACTGATTCAGTACTACGTTGGAGTAATAAAAGCCACAAGCGCATGGATGAAGCATACAATTCGGAATTTTGGCTATGATGATATCAGTCGCTTAATTCCTGTACCAGCTTTCTTAAAGGAGAATGGTAATGTCCCTACTGGATCAAGTTCACAAATACA